CAGGGCAGTGGTCTGCTCGTAAAGCGCAGCTTGTTGCCAAGAAGTACAAGGCGGCTGGCGGGGGATACAAAGATTGAAAGCGCCGCAGACTTCTCTGAAAAATTGGGGTGACCAAAAATGGAGAACCAAAAGTGGAAAACCGTCTAGTAAAACAGGTGAGCGATACCTTCCAAGCGCTGCGATCAAAAGTCTCAGCCCTGCTGAGTACGCTGCGACAACGCGTGCGAAACGTGCTGGCAAAAAAGCCGGAAAACAATTCGTAGCACAACCAAAAACTATTGCAAAGAAAACAGCGGGGTTTAGATAATGGCCGAAAAATGGATTCAAAACGCGATCAAAAAACCCGGGGCTTTACGCTCAGCACTTGGTGCTAAAAAAGGTGAGCCAATACCAGCTAAAAAACTAGCAGCGGCAGCTAAGAAGCCCGGTAAAATGGGACAGCGTGCACGTTTGGCTAAAACTCTTAAGAGCTTTAAATGACCACATCTGGAGTCGCATCGTTTAATCTTGACCTCACGGAAATCGTTGAGGAAGCGTTTGAGCGTGCGGGCTCTGAACTTCGCACGGGTTATGACCTGCGTACAGCCCGTCGTTCGTTGAATTTGTTGTTTGCAGACTGGGCAAACCGTGGCGTTAATATGTGGACATTTGAGCAAGGGACGCTTACTTTTACTCAGGGTCTGAACACTTACGCGCTGCCAAACGACACTGTGGATTTGTTAGAACATGTAATTCGCACGGGCGCGGGCAACTCTTCCACGCAGTCTGACCTAACAATTACCCGTATTAGTGTTTCTACTTATGCAACGATCCCCAACAAACTGCAGCAAGCCCGTCCAATTCAGGTGTGGTTTCAGCGTTTGGATGGCCAGACGTCATCCATAGGGACTACATTAAATGGTGGAATTTCCGCCACGGATACAACAATTACGTTAACTAGTACCGCAGGGCTTCCAGCTACGGGCTTTTTGTTGGTTGAGTCTGAGACTATTCAGTATGGATACATCTCTGGTAACGTGCTGTACAACTGCTTCCGTGGCCAAAACAATACCACAGCCGCAGCGCACTCAACCGGCGTAGCTGTTTACTCACAAAACTTGCCATGCGTTACTGTTTGGCCGACTCCCGATGGATCACAAACTTACCAATTCGTTTACTGGCGCATGCGCCGTATTGATGACGCAGGTGGCGGCACTAGGACTATGGATGTACCTTTCCGTTTCCTGCCCTGCTTGGTTGCTGGACTCGCCTACTATCTTGCACTTAAGGTAGAAAACGGCGCTCAGCGATTAGATGTTTTGAAGTCTCAATACGATGAGGCTTGGCAGTTAGCTGCTGGTGAAGATCAAGAACACGCATCCTTGCGGTTTGTACCAAGGCAAATGTTTATTGGAAGCGGTACGTAAATGGGCAATAGGTTTGCTTCGGGTAAGAACAGTATCGCCATGTGCGATCGCTGTGGCTTTCAGTTCAAACTAACGGCGCTTCGTAAAGAGATTCAGAAGACCAAGATATATAACCTGCTCGTGTGCCCTGAGTGCTGGGATCCAGATCAGCCGCAGTTGTTGTTAGGTATGTATCCAGTGGATGATCCACAAGCTGTACGCAACCCACGTAGGGACACAACTTACTATACGGCTGGTACAAATGGACTGCAAATAGTAAACTCAACTAGCACCAATCAAAATGCGGCTGGTTTTACAACGGGTGGTTCTCGGGATATTCAGTGGGGCTGGGCTCCAGTGGGCGGGGCAAGTAGTTTTGATGCAGTTTTAACGCAAAATTACTTGGTGGCAACAGCATATGTTGGTACAGTTACGGTAACAGTTACTTAGGAGATTAAAATGGGATACAGAACAGCAGCAGACGGTGTTACCAAAACAGGTAAAACCAAAGGTACAAACCTTGGCGATAGCGGCCCAACCGTTGGTATTGAAAGCGGTGCTAAAGGCGGTAAGGGTAAAGGCGGTAAGACCAACGCAGACATGATGTCTATGGGTCGTAATTTGGCCAAAGTTGCCAATCAAAAGCGGGGTTAATCATGGCTACACAAGTTAAACCTACTACAAAGAACAGTCCTGCAATTAAGACTGGGTCTAACCGCAACAACAAACCTGCATCAGCTTATGTGGATCGTTCTAAAGAGGCCACAAGCCAACTTGCTGCACGCCCAAACAAAAGCAAGCTTGATGAGTACGATGTGACTATTGGCAACATCAGCAAATCCGCTGGTGATGAGAAGGTCAAAACATCCGGTATTAAGATGCGTGGCACGGGCGCGGCTACTAAAGGTCTGATGTCTCGAGGCCCAATGGCATGAACTACACTGCACTCAGCAACGCTATTCAAGCGTACACGGAAAACACCGAAGCGAACTTTGTCGCTGAGATACCCGTGTTCGTTCAGCAGGCTGAGCAGCGTATTTATAACTCGGTGCAGTTTCCGTCGCTTCGCAAGAACATGACGGGTGTGGTATCTACCACGAGTAAGTATCTGTCCGCACCAGATGATTATTTGGCGACATACTCTTTGGCAATAATTACGGATGTTACTGGCAGCGATTTAAACACGGGCACGTATGAATACTTGCTTAACAAAGACGTTAACTTTATTCGGCAGGCTTACCCCACACCAAACGACAAAGGTACGCCAAGGTATTACGCTTTGTTTGGCCCTACTGTTAATGGCAGTACCATAACTGATGAGTTGACTTTTATTCTTGGCCCTTCACCTGATGCCAACTACAACGTAGAGTTGCACTATTACTACTACCCCGAGTCGATTACGGTGGCAGCAGATGGTAGGACATGGCTTGGTGATAATTTTGATACTGTGCTTTTGTACGGTTCGCTTGTTGAGGCTTACACCTATATGAAAGGTGAGCAGGACATGATGGCGCTATATAACGGTAAGTACCAAGAAGCTTTGGCACTTGCAAAACGTTTGGGCGATGGACTCGAGCGTTCCGACAGTTACAGAAGTGGTCAATATCGTTTAGCACCTTTACCCCAGAATAAAGGGGTGGTGTAATGGCTATTGTCCAGACCCAAACTACCAGCTTCAAAGCGCAGTTGTATCAAGGTATTCATGACCTGACGACTGACGTTATTAAGATTGCCTTGTACACAGCTAATGCTGATTTAAATGCCGATACTACTGTGTACAGCTCAACTAATGAAGTTCCAGCTACGGGTACGTACGCGCTTGGTGGTTCGCAGTTAACTCCAATTACAGTCAGCACTTCTGGTTACACGGCGTATGTAAGTTTCCCCAACGTAGCTTGGACTGCTGCAATCACAGCTAGATGCGCATTAATTTACAACGCAAGTAAAGGTAACAAGTCTGTTGCTGTATTGGACTTTGGTTCAGACAAAACTTCAACTACAACGTTCACCATCACCATGCCAATTAATGGCCCAACCACCTCACTGATTAGGAGTTCAAATTGATCGTAACCACCACCAAAGGCGACATGGATGAATCTTTGCTTGAAAAGCGAGAGGGTTCCTTGGATAATGACATTGAATATACAACTTGGGTTGAATATTGGCATGAGGGCGAACTTGTTCACCGCTCTGTTCATGTCAGCCTGAAAACTTCACCCGCGCTGTTTGCCGAAGCAGCATCTTTTGCATAAGGAAATATCATGGCTAATACCCAATCAATGACCACTTCGTTCATGGGCGATCTGTTGGTAGGCGCTCAACAGCTTGGTTCTGTTACTTTGGTTTCTCGCGGTAGCTTGACTGCCCCAACTACAGACACAGTTAAAGCTGCTTTGTATTTGGCATCTGCAACCATCAACGCTGGTACTACTGCGTACACGGCTACTGGTGAAGTGACAGGTACAGGCTACACAGCCGGTGGCGTAACGGTAACTAATGCTACTGCTCCAACATCAACAAACTCGTCTTCTACAGCGGGCGTTGCATACTGGACACCTTCAGCCAGCATTACTTATACAACGGTGACTTTGACTACAGCTTTTGACTGCGTGTTGCTGTACAACTCAACACAGAGCAACAAGTCAATCAGTGTTCATACTTTTGGCTCACAGACTGTGACTGCTGGCACGTTTACATTGACGATGCCTTCAAATACGACAAGCACTGCGCTTATCCGTTTGGCAACAACCTAATGTAGGCGGCGGGGCAACTCGCCGTTTGAACTATGTTCGGTATAGCCCCGTTTGCAGGCGCTCCGTACTCCTCGCTTGCGGGGCAGACGGTAGTTGTCGCCCTTACCGGCGTATCCTCATCGGGGTCGGTTGGCACAGCCACGGCCAACCCTCAACTTGCAACATCTGGCGTATCGGCCACAGGCTCAGTTGGTACAGTCACAGTAGCGGAGCGTAGTCTTGCACTTAGCGGTGTCCCTGCTGCTGGCCAAGCTGGTACTGTTACGCCAAGTAGCACCACTTCAATCTCTGGCGTCGCGGCTTCTGGTTCGGTAGGCTCTGTATCTCCCAGCACTACAGTCGCGCTTTCAGGCGTAGCCGCTACTGGGTCGGTTGGCTCAGTTTCTTATAGCGGTGCATCCGTTGCTTTGAGTGGTGTTTCTGCAACGGGTTCTGTTGGGACGATAACCAGAAGCCAGTCTGTACTTTTATCTGGTGTTGTAGCTTCTGGCGATATTGGTGGCGTAGGTGTTGGCCCCGGTACAACGATTACGGAGGTTCACTCAGATGCTTCAGTTGGCTCGGTTGGAGCTTCTCTTTCTGTAGCTCTTACGGGCGTATCGGCTACTGGCTCAGTTGGTAACGTAGCTTTTGCTATCCCGGCATTCCCAACGGGTGTACAGGCTACAGGCTCGGTTGGCTCAGTAGCTGTTGGCGCGCGCAGTTTTGCCTTGACGGGTAATGTCGCAGCGGGTAACGCTGGTAATGTCACGGCCAATACGTCTAAAGCCATAACCGGCGTTAGTGCCACAGGATCAGTTGGTTCTGTAACTACCGGCCCTCATTTGTATCCATTGTCTGGGGTGTCGGCCAGTGGAAATGCAGGCACGGTTGTGCCAGTCAAGACTATTGCGCTAACTGGCGTTTCAGCTTCTGGCTCGGTTGGTTCTGTTAGCGTTACTAAAACTCAAACACTTACTGGTGTAACGGCTGCAGGTGCAGTTGATTCTGTTGCTTTCACTAAGACTGCGGCTTTGACTGGCGTGGCAGCTTCCGGTGCGGTTGGTACGGCGACTCCAGTTGAGTCTGAAGTTAGTGCGGGGGTTGTAGCTACAGGTAGTGTAGGCACTGTTAGCCCAAATATTACAGTTGCATTGACGGGTGTTGGGGCTTCTGGTGCAGTGGGTACGGTAACAGCAACAGCAGTCTACACACGAGCTTTGACCGGCGTTTCAGCCAGTGGTGCAGTAGGAAATGTGGTTGGTCAGCGTCTTGTAGCAATCACAGGCAACCAAGCAATGGGCGCAGTTGGAAATTTTGGTGCGTTTTATTGGTCGTTAATTGATGACAGCGAGAACGCAAACTGGCAAAATATAAACAATGCGCAATCTTCAGGCTGGACATTGATTGATGATGGCGAAACAGCGGGTTGGGTCGTTATTGACACAGCTTGAAAAGGATAAATTATGGCTCTTGTACTAGCAGATCGAGTTAAAGAAACCACTACCACCACTGGTACGGGGACAGTGACTTTGCTGGGCGCATCTACAGGCTATCAATCTTTTGCTGTAATTGGTAACGCCAATACAACCTATTACACGATTGCCGGACAAACAGGTAGTGAGTGGGAAGTAGGTATTGGGACGTATACATCTTCCGGAACAACACTGGCGCGCACAACGGTTTTATCTTCAAGCAATTCTAATTCTCTGGTTAACTTTAGTGCTGGAACAAAAGATGTGTTTGTTACGTATCCTGCGGGATACAGTGTTAGTTCAACTAACGTTGGAACATCTGGGCAAGTATTGGTTTCTAACGGTACAGGTGTATCGCCCACATTCCAAACATCTACAGCGGCATCAAAATCCTACGCGCAAGCTATGCGCATCTTAGCTATTTAAGGAACGAACATGGCAGCATATACAACGCAACTAGGTTTGCTGACCCCAACGCAGGGCACGCTTTCTGGTACATGGGGCGATACAGTAAATAACGGTATTACTGAATACGTCAATATTGCTATTGCGGGCACACTGTCTTTTGCTGGTGACGGTGCAATTACTCTGGCTAATACAACCGGCAGCTCAAGCGCAACAAATATCGGTTCCACCACAGCTCAGTACATGGTAATCCAAGTTACCGGTACATTGACTACAGCCAAAGTTATAACTGCACCAAGTTACAGCAAAATTTACTTGGTAGACAACGCCGCTACTGGCGGTTCAGTTTCATTTAAGCGTTCTGGACAAGTTACACCTGTGACTGTCACTGCGGGTACACGGGCTTTTGTATACTACAACGGAACCGATTATGTACCTGTTGCGGGGGGTCTTGTAGACCTTGCTTCTGGCGTTACGGGTGTACTGCCGGTAGCTAATGGCGGTACGGGTACATCATCACCTAGTTTGATTCAAGGTACAAATGTTACTATTACAGGTACATGGCCAAATCAAACGATTAACTCGTCTGCTGGTGTTACTGCCGGTAAGTCTATTTCTCTTGCAATGATCTTTGGTTTCTAAGGAGCTTTAAATGGCAAATCCCAATATTGTTAACGTCACCGCCATTTACGGCACGACAACTTACTACGTTCCAACTGGCACAACTGCTGTTGTCCTTTTGGCCAACACTGCGGCTTCTGGTCTGGTCTACAAGATCAACCAGATCGTAGTGGCTAACACTACCGGTTCTGCGGCTAACGCAACCGTGTCAATTTATAGTAATGGTGCTGTGGCTCAAGGTTCCGCGCCATCTGGGGGTGTTGCTTATCCAGTTGTGTCTGCGGTGTCTGTGCCAGCCAATGCCTCATTGATCGCTGTTGATAAAACCACAGCTATTTACCTGATGGAAGGCACATCAATTTCAATTACTTCTGGTACAGCAAGTGCGTTGACCTATACAATCAGCTACGAAAACATTTCGTAATTGGAGTTAGCCCATGTCGATGCGCTATCAAGCTGGTATTGTTTTACCGGGGTACAACGCCCTAAAGGTTGCTAACGCCCCTACGATTGGAACTGCTACAGCGGGTTCTTCTTCGTGCGCTTCTGTTACTTTTACAGCACCATCATGTACTGGCGGTAGCGTTATATCAACATACACAGTTTTTGCAAATTGCGGGGCATTAACTAATACGGGCGCATCATCGCCGATTGTTGTAAGCGGGTTAACTACCGGCTCTTCTTACACATTTAAAGTTATTGCTACAAACATTTACGGCCCAAGTTTCCCTAGCGCTGCAAGTAATTCGATAACAGCTTCT